GATTGGGTCGTTAGGCTCAAACACAAGGTACTTAACTGCGGTAGCAACTACCTTACGCATGTAGAGTAGAAGCCTACGAACGTTGACACGGTCAAGAGCGGTAGGCGCTCTCTGAAGAGTGCGCTGCCCCCAGACTGTGATGCCGTCCTTGGGGAACTGTACGATGGGGTTAAGTGCATTGCCGTTACCGTACATAAGCTCGCGCTCACCCTGATCAGGGCTGTAGCGGACCTGAAGGCCAGCTACGATGTGGGCACGGTTAAATCCAGCAGGCGCAAACCATGTTTCGCTGATGAAATCAGTATAGGCGTATACGCCTGACACATGGCCGCTGGGCGGGGTCCAGACATTGACTGCGTTGTACGCATCGTAGATCTGAATCCAAGGGTAGTACATAGCAGCGTAGCTGCTTGAGAACGACTGATGGTCAGAGAACGCACCTGACCCGTTATGCCAATCAACGGCCTGCTGTACTGAGTAGTTATCCGGGGTATCAAGGATAGCCATGCTGTCCCCACGGAATTCGCAGACCGCAATAAGCTCATTCAAGATAGCAGGTGACGTTTCACCCGGAGCCATAATAAGGTTAAGGTCGATGCTTTCCGGGTTACGGAAAAGCTGCATACCAGTAACCGTATTACCTACAACCAGACCAATAATGTCTGCGTCTGACAGTGAGTCAAGCCCGTCATCTCCACCTGTAAGGGTGAAGTAAGTAGGCTCAGGCATTACTAACTCGCTGTACGCCGCACCTTCTGTGACCAGCGCAAATACGTCGTCTGCGTTATCAATTCTGAAGGTGATGTACTTGGAGTTACCTGCGACATACTCTGTAGTGACACCGGCTGCGTTAACAGATCCGATGACATCGGCAATGTAGGCACTACCGGTGGTATCCGCAGTGCTTAAGGCCGTGAATAACTCAACTCGGACGCCCTTGAATGCTTCGTTAGCGTTTGACGTAGCTGTGTAGGCGGGGGTTGATTCATATACACCTAGGTCGAATCTAAGGTGCTGTCTTTCACTGACTGTAACCTGTGCGGTTAAGTTATTACCCCATGTTCCGTCGCTAAGAGCGCGGATTTCAAAGGAAGCCGCTAAATCAATAGGTGTTGCAACTGCGGTAGTATCTGCGGTGGGTGCTAATATTGTAGCGGAAGGAACAATAACTCCAAGGTCCGTGTACGCTACTAATGGGGCTGCAACCGAAGCAATGAACCCCCAAGGTCCACCTGAGGCTCTACCATAAATCTTATAGCTTTCCGCTCCTGCAACAGCGTCCCACGTAAGGTCAACAGCTGTTTCTGCCACTAGCGTGACTGTGTCTTCTGCTGTTGCGATTGTTTCGCCTCTGCCTTTTACAGCTGTTACTTTGTACCCTTTTGCTCCTGCGGTAAGTGACCCTGAGGCTACACTACCTACAGCTGCTAAGTTAGCAGGCGCTGATAACGCAGCTAGAGACAGACCAGCTGTTGCCGCCGTTATCTTAACGGTGACAAGAGGGCTTGGAACAAGAGGAACAATGTGTAGCCGATTGGCTTCTACTGTCAGTACTGTTGACTCAATCGACTTAGCCGTAACGTACTTGTACAGGGAAGGATCTGCCTTGAGAACGTCTGCAATCTTAAGAGCAAGTGCGTCGGCTGTTACCGTCTGAGGGTAGGAAGTATACGAAATTGTTACAGTCTTTGTAACAACTGTAGGGGTAGCTGTTCTACTGTCCGTAACCTCAAAAGCGATTGTGTTTGCAGCAGCCAGAGTAAATGACTGTACTCCGTTGGCAACGGTTGCGCCAGATCGGATGTAGTTAGTAAAGATAGCATTAACGTTTGATGTTGCACTAGCTGAATCGCTTCCAGCTACACGCACAATCCAAAGCTGGTTACCCCTACGCAGGTACTGAAGGGCTGCATAAGGCATCATGTGGTCCGGGCTAGGGCTACCGAACGTAGCAATAAACTGGTTTACATTGGTAATGTATGTAAGCTCGTTAACGGGGCCTTTAGTTGACGTTCCAACCATCCCTGCAATTGTTGTAGAGAGTGCTGGGATATAAAGGCTAAGATCAATTTCGCGGACGTACACGCCCGGAGATACGAATTTCATGGTTGCCTCCTGACAAGCCTATTCTTATTTTTATTAGATCTGGGCAGCAGTGATACGTACATCTCCACGTTCACTCTTGATTAAAATGTCCTGAGTCATTTCTTCATTGTGAATAAATGCCTCTCCTTTAGCTGGAATCCTAAAGGACACAGGTTTTCCGTTTACCTTCTTTTCAAGGATAACGATCTGGTTGCGAAGATTCTTAAGTTTCATCATTGTAGAGTCCTCTTTTTTACTCTTTGTATTCGTTTATAAGTACTTCTTCATATACTGTTGGCTGTGTGTTAGGGTTCTCAGCTACAGATACATATATTTGTTCTTTGCGTACTGTCTTAACTTTTCTAGCCGGGAAGCTTAAGAAACCTTCCACTTTAATCGTTAACGTGTATCTAAGTATCCTGTCTTCTGCATCTGATTCTAGCTCTGACGTGTCCATTCCATTTTCAAAGAAAGTCGCAATGTTGTATTCTCCGTGCGGAGGACCGTGGTCTATACTGATGTAGGTCATCGGCCCTTTGTACTTTCTTAGAAGGCTTTCTGTCAGAGTTACTAGGTCGTCCTCATACTCACACCAAATGTCTAGTTGGTACTCTATGTCGTAAGGAAAAGGCATTCTTGATTGAAGGATGCTGTTCCCGTCGTCGTCGTACTGCATGTGCCTTAAGTCAGCACGTCTAAACCTGTCTAAGCTTTGCACAGGAGGCAATCTGTAGATACTGATAAAAGGCAGAGGAACAAACCTATCTGTGTTGTTAACCTGAGGATTGATTTGTCCTTCTTTCGTCACTAACTGACTCATCATAGCAAACGCTCTCATTGGGTTTACGGGACCGACAATAGGAACCGGTTTCCCTTTGAGTTTTAAAGAGAAGAACTCTTTAATCGCTGCGTCGTAAGATGCAATCATTGATTACTTGTTTCTCCGTGCGTCATCTCCGTCTTTCTTTGTAGCTGACCAAGGCTGCTCGCGCTTTACAAACTTAGGCTTTGAGTCAGTGGTCTTAGGCGCAAGGCCCAGCTTCTGCTTGTGTGCAAGAATGGCTTTCTTAAGGTCTTGAGGTGACCGCTTCTGGCTGTCCCCACCTACTGCCTTCTTAATAGCTCCACCTATCTTGGTGAACATTGCTTCGTTTACTTCGTTAGCATACAAGGCAGCTTCTGCCTCTTCTAGGTCTACGCCTGTAGTGATAAGTGACCAAAGGGCCTCTTCTAAGCTGCCGGTCAAGAGCAGGTAAGCCTCAACTAGCTCTTCATCAGACCAGCCTTCAAACTCAGTACCTTCCCACTTCTTCTCTGATCCGGGGGATACCCCACCTACTTCTGACTGCGTCTGAGACCCCGGACCTGCGTTATAACTAGGTCCACGACGATCCTCTGGCCTCGCCATGCCATTATCTTGACCTCCCGGCCCCGGTTGGTCATGGGCAGGCTCATCGGCTCCCATAGGGTCTTGTGTGCCCATTGCGAATTCTCCGTGGTTAGGGGCAGGGACTCCACCGGCAGGAACAGGGATACCTACCTTGTTCATTGCCATTGCAATATCCTGATCCTTCTGACGGGTCGCATCGGTATCAGGCGTAAGTGCTTGAGTAGGCGTACCCTCAGTAATAGGGGCCACCTTAGCTGGTTTAGCATTGAGCCTAAGCAGCTTTGATGCTAGCTGAATATTTGATTCTGTAATTGATGATTTCGCCATATTAGCTCCATTTTAGTTATAACACTTGCGCCTTAACGCAAATAATGCATTTAGTATAATATTTACTAAAGCATCCCTTTACATACAAGGGTAAGTCAGCGATAAACATAATATTTGTCGTGATTTATCCGGTTTAGCCTATCTACCCTCTTTAAGCATCTTGAGGTAGAATTTTTTAATTCCTTCTCTAACCATGATGTCTTTGGCAGCAAACCTGTTCGTTCTTACTATGTTGCCGTCTTTGTGTAACTTGGACATATCTGTCTTTATCTTATGAATGTCACCTTCAAAAGACGCCAGCCTATCATCTATACCCCGTGGGTCTGTTAGCTTGTTTCGGTCGATAATATTAATATGCTTGGACAGATGTGCCCCTGCTTCCTCTGGGTGAGGTATTGTTCTAACCTCTGCCTTTCCAGTCCCCTCAAACCCCTTAACTGTAGTGCTAGACGACACATGCTTCAGATTAGGTCTGTCGTCTATATAGTATTTAATGTGGTGCATCATATTTTCACCGTAAGACGGGTGAATAGGGGTTCCAGCACTGGCTTCTTTACGGGTTACGTGATCCACGTGGATAGAGCAATCTTTACACTCTATAGCCTTTGCATTATAGTGTTTATTCTCTAGCTCAATGACTTTTTTAGGGCCTGTCTTACCGCAGTGAAAACAGGTGTCCGGTTTAATAGAGAACGTGGATCTGATCCCGGCATCGTCTTTTTTGACTAAAGCTTCGTTATAGTCTGTCATCTTAATTGGTGGTGAACGTGCGATGTACCATATTACGCCCACGCTTCCTTATCATTCTTGTCTCAATCAGGCTAAGAAGGTACGCCTTGAACTCTTCTGTGAGTGATTCCATGACTTGATCATAGATCGTGTTAACCGCAGACTCATCAATACCAAACG